ATGTTGACCGATGCTTTGATTGATGAGGCGATTGAGTTTGGCGCGGAGCATAGTTCGCAGTCTATGGATGATCTGCGAGCTTTGGGCGTTGTCAAAGTTATTTTTACTCCTGCTAATAAGGGGGCCGCGTGATGACCCGCGAAGAATTTTTTGAGTGGTTGGAAACTTGCCCGACCCACAAGTGGGAGATCACTCATGAAGAATACGGCCACGTTGTCGTGTCCTTCCCCACAGATGAAGAAGAGGAGGAAGCGTGATGTTAAAGGATAGACGCAAGCAATGGCAAAAAGACTGTATCAATTACAGTTGGTCACGTTGTGGCACTGTTGCGACTGAGCGCGGTTATAGCACCGCGCTACGTTTAAAGCGCGTTAATGCGATGTTGGAGGCTGACGATCACCAAGCCTCATTCACTTGGTACAATGAGGAGCTTGCGGCGCGTCACGTTGATCGCCCCGCTTCTAAATATAAGGAGGCCGCGTGATGAATGTAAATATCAACATTGAAGGCGCAACAATTGAGGTCATTGAGGGCTTAATTGAAGCATCTAAGGCGGGGAATGAAACTATTCTCAACAGGGATATTGACGATAATTTTGACCTAAAGGCCGTTATGGCAGAGGTTGCAAGTCATTATCTTATGAGGGCGGTTGAAGAGAACGGCGGCAACATGAACAAAGTTAGCCGCGCTCTTGGGTTCACAAGTTACCAAACGGCGGTCAATTGGGCTAGAAAATACGGAGTGAAGTAATGTTATATATGGCATATGGAATGAACACGAACAGGGACGCGATGGCAAATCGCTGTCCGAAGGCCAAACCATTGGGCGGGTTTTACCTGCCCGACACGCGGCTAGTCTTTCGAGGCGTTGCTGATATTGTGCCCGATCCAGATTATATCTGCCCCGTTGTTTTGTGGGAGATTACGCACGATTGTTTGCGTGCTCTTGACAGGTTGGAGGGTTATCCGACTTTATACAATCGGCGCAAAGTTAACTGTGGCTGGCTTGTATATGAGATTAATGACAAAACCCGAACAAGTCCCCCGACTGGTGGGTATTACAAGATGATTGAGGACGGTTACAAAGAGTTCGGGTTAGACGACTATTGTTTGCGCCGTGCTTTGTCCGAAGCTGAGGAGTTTGCGGCATGAGTTGGGGTGACTGGGAAGATTGGATCATTGGCGCGGTTTCGGCTGCGCTGGTGATTTTTTGGATGGTTGGCGTTTCTGCTGGCTGGTTTTAGGAGTTCTTTAGATGGCTAAGAGAGTGTATAAGGCTTGGACTGAGTACGAAGACAAAACCCTTCGAGATTGGAAGAGGAAGAAAGTTAGAGTACGTCACATGGCGGAAGTATTGGGGCGCAGTGAAGTATCGGTTCGGAACCGCATTGCTGCTCTTGGCATCAGCAACAAACAAAGAAGAAAAAATTCATGGCTTGATCGGTTATTTTTTTGGCGCTAGGCTTTAGGTGAGGAGTGGTTTCCTCTCATTTTTCTCCAATTCGTAAAAAGAAGAGGGGCGGTTTTTCCGCCCTTCTTTATGTTTGCAACCCGAACAAGTGTGCGATATGTATAAGGGGCAGGCATCGCTGAGTCTGTGCATATTCTCGGCGATAAACTCCCCCCGCTTGGCTAGGTTTCGCACTGCAACGGCGGGGGTTTTTTTATGCCTTACGCTTCTGGGCGAGTTTCCCCCGATGACAAAACGGATTTAAATCCCGATTATAATCCGCCCCGAACATAATTTTTCTTATTTAGTTGTTGACCCTGATCATAAGATTTGTTATGTAGGGTTATCTAGTAAACAATGGAGAATTATCATGGGATTAGATATGTATCTGACAGGCGACAAGTACACGCCTTCTTTTGGTGACAACAAGCGCGAGGTTGTTGATGGCTATGAGGTTGAGAGCCAGCGTCTGAAGCTGGGTTACTGGCGCAAGCACTGGGCGCTACACAATTACATCGAGGCTAACTACAACGGGTTTGCGGAGCTTGGCAAAGTTGATCTGGACAGCGATAAACTTAGAGAAATTGCTGACGCTGTTGAGCAAGGTAAAATGCCAGACGCAGACTACAGCGATGAGGTCGATGCACACCACAAGGAGCCCGAACAGGTTGCCAATACGGTCAAGATCTTCCGAGATGCTGCTGATTGGCTTGATGGCGGTGACGGGTTTTGGCGCAGTGTCGAATATTACGGGAGTTGGTAAGATGAGTAAGATTGGAAATTATGTTGTGGGTTTGCAAGAGAGCGCGATGATGCCGTGCCCCGATTGTGATGGTGATGGCGTTGTGGCTGTTGAGGTTCCGAGGCCACATTCACCGAGCCGCGATATTGGGGAGCTTTACGAGGAGTTACATCATTGTGAGCTTTGCGATGGTTTGGGAGAGATTGAACGGGAGGACGAAGATGAGTGAGCGTAATTATGAATATGATGCCGATGCGTCTTTTGACGATGCGGTGAAGGCTATGAAGCGTTTCATGGAAGACCATGAATCAGAAGGCCCAATGGCTACCATAAGTTTGGCTAGAGCGTTAGGCGCGATGCTAGTTCTTACGACAAAGATCGGTCACCGTGAAGATATATTGGCGGCTACGATCAGCCAATTATGTGATGCGTTTAGTGGGCTGTTAATTTTGGAGAGCGGTGATGAGTGAGCGTGAGATGGAAGAACTGTTGGACGCAGTATTTCGCAAGGTATTTGGGGAGCTATGGTGATGGACAAACCTACATTCCGTTACTTGCTTGACCGCTTGAGCGAGGTAAAAACGCAATCCGATCTGGACAGCATTAAGGACGAGGTTGAGGGGCTTTTGCCCCTTGATCGCTTCGAGGTTGAAGAGAAGGGCTTTGATGTGTTGGGCGCGATTGACGATGTTAAGCGTGATTACATTGGCAGAGCTTTGAAGAAAGCCCCGACTTTATATGAGGCGGCAGATTTGCTCGGATTAAAGAGCTATCAGGTTCTTGTAAATTGGATGAAGAAGTTGGGAGTAAGCAAATGATTGCTAGTATGTGTTTGGCGCTTGCCCTTTACCATGAGGCTAGGGGGGAGCCGCATTATGGGCAGCTTATGGTTGCGCGTGTGATTGTAAACCGCGTTCAGTCTAAGAATTTTCCTGACAGCATTTGCGATGTTGTGATGCAACCCCGGCAGTTTTCTTTTGTTCGGGATGGCAAGTTCCCGAAGCCAAAGGACGAAAGTTCTTGGCAGTCTTCGCAAGACTTAGCTGCTGAGATTGTCAAAGATGTTCGGGTTTTGCCTTACTCTGCTGCGGATCATTACCATGCTTTGAAGGTAAAGCCTGTTTGGAGGAAAGATCTTCATGAGGTTACGCAAGTTGGCGGTCACGTTTTCTACTCCCGAAAAGATCCGTCTACTTTGCTTGGCAAGATTCGCCCGAAGTCAAGGCCCGAAAGTTTGGTTAAACCCGAACAATTTTCTTTCGTGAGGTGGCTTGGTTTGTTATAAATTTCTAGTGGGTGGCTTTCATCACATACAAATCGCTTTGTCCCAATCGGGCGGTTGTTTGCCTCGGTGACGTTGCTACCAAAAAGCGCCAAAAACTTTTAAATATCAACGGCCACCCACACGATTACTTCCTTGGAAGACCGTATCTGTTCTTAATTTGCGTTACTGCTTGATGAGACTTTCCGAGAATATCAGAAATTTCTGATACCTTCATATCCTTCATTAACATTTTGTTTATAATCTTAGCATTTTCAGAAAGCGCGAGCTTTGGCGCTCCTCCCATCTTTCCAAACTTCCCTGCTTCTTGTCCGTTTTTTGCTTGAGGTGATGGGGCTAGCTTTGGGTTCGCCACTCTGTCAATTTTGTTTTGACGATCCCAAGCCTTTTTGTATATGTCTTGATACTTATCAATCTGCCATTGCTCTGGTTTCTGCTTCAATTTCCTCATCCCTTTCTTTTATTTTTGTTTCTAGTATATCCAACAGGGCTTCGATCTCTTCCATTTGCTGCTTAACATTATGGTTTCCCCTTTCTTCCGCTCTTTTTTTGCCAGTAAAAGCGCACCTTTTAGTTCGCTCTAAAACTTTAGCGATGTCTACGTCCATTTTGCTTCTCCCTTTAAAATGATTGCGTCCCCTACGATGCCTGTGTCGCAAATTCTGGAAGCCTCTTCATTAAATGGCAACCCTCTGAGCAAACCCTCTTCATTAACGAGAATCTGGATTTCTGGATTAGTTGGTGATCGAACCATTTCGACCAATCCACCGACAAGTTCTTGCGCTAGCTCTAATGACGGCGCTTCTTTATTGAATACATGAATCATGCTGTTCTCCTTTTTGCATATGGGATTATTACCATTAATTACCATCAATAGCAACAAAAAAGTTAATTGGACGACAGGTTCAGTTAACTTTTTAACCCGAACAAATTATCGGGTTATATGTTATCCCGCCCGGTCTGGCGTTCATATTCGCCGCGAGCGAGTGGGCCATCCATAGTACCGAGCCATTTCTCTGATCCGCCTGCTGTCAGCGTGTACCTACGAATTAGTCCAGCGGATATTGCGGAAGTGATAGCGGCTTTGATTGTTGACTCTTTTCCTGCGCTTTTAAGGAATATAACGCACGGCTCACCTGAATTTGATTCGTGTACGGCAGGATATAGGCCATCATCTTTCCCACCGAAAGACACGGCACGGCCTTCGTTTTCGCGCATACGCACGAACTCAGCAATGTGTTCAAGGCGCTGACGAACCGTATGCGACATAGCCAGCGATCTAATATCAACCGAGCGATCTTCGAGTAGGCCAGTGTTCGGGTTACGAATAAAGTGTCTGATGTCCCGATTAGCTGGCCCATTTGATTTTACGACTGCGCCATCGAACACACCGTTCCGAGTATATTCTATGCCTAAATCTTTGCAGCGTTGCTTGCCTGTGCTTTCGTCCACTGACCATATCGAGAATGCGCAACGCACGCCATCAACGATAGCTGATGTACCGCGGATGAGATTACGCGCTTGCTCTGGAGTTTTAACTGGCTCGTTGTCTTTGATCTTCGCCATGTGGTGATTAACCATGACTGTTGCGCCTGTTTCGGTTGCCATCTGTGCGAGTAGGCCCATGAATGCAGCACCCGCCGCTGGATCAGCATTTACATCTGCGTGAACAAACGATGCCATAGGGTCAATGATGATTAACTTCAGGTTTTTCATCTCAAGCATTTGCTCATAGATGCGCTCGAACTCTGCGCCCATGAGGTAGCTGTTGTCGAACTTCTGCATAATTGGAAACACGCCGCCGAGGTTAGGGAGCGGTAGGATGCGCAGCTTATGATCGTAATGTTCGCGATACTTCTGAGGATCAAGGCGAGATATACGTCTGTGCATCTCACCTTTATCATCTTCTGCTGTAATTAGGATTACATCTCCGTGCTCTGCTACGAGGCCACCAAATGCGCTTTGCATAGATGCGCCCGATGCGACCTTCATTGCGAGATCGAGTGTCATCATACCCTTACCACTGTCCCCTGCCGCTGCGAACACTGTAGGCACGCCGAGCGGTATTGTGTCTCCAATAAGAAACTTTTGCTCTGGTGGGGAGCCAACGAAATACTTGTCGATTAACAGGCTCTCATCTAGCAGAGAGATTGGCTTTTTGATCTTGCTTTCTTGAGATTTAATAAACTTCTCAATGTCAAAGCCCTCATCAATTGCGTCTGCCGCGTCCCACTTCTCTTCTTTTGTGGCAGGTATTTGCAAAATCAGTGTACTTTTTGCCCCAGCTTCTTTAGCTTTCGCTTCGACAATGCGAGCGAGCTTCTTGCCAGCTTCGTCATTATCGGGCCATAGGACTAATTCTTTGTTGCGCAGTTGCGTGAAGTCGAACTTATGCGCTGTGTTTTCTGACAGCATACCCGCACCACCGATGGTGCAAGTCGCAG